CAATTGCTTCCCTAAAGTCACACTTTCTCCACGCCATTATAAAATCAATCGCATTACTCCCATACACCCCACATCCAAAACATTTAAAAGAATTATCCCCAAAGACAAAAAATGAACCACTTTTTTCATTATGAAATGGACACAAACATCGCTTCCGCCCATTACCAGTATTATACCATTGCGCCGCAAATAATTCATCAATCGGGATAGCCCGCAACCGATCCAAATCTACCTCCATTTTTTCTCGCGGCACGTTCGCTTTGAGATAACCATACTCCAAATAATAACGCCGATATAGCTTTTCCGCTTTTTGCAAATCATTTACCAGCACAAAAAAAACTGGATTATTTTTAAGCAATTGCAAATCTTCAATTTCTTGATTCAACCGCCGCAACTCTTCCGCCAGATATTCCATCCGCCGCGCGTCTCGCCACTGCTTGTCTATAACATTCGCCCACTCGGATATTTTCTGCTTTAACGCGAACGAGGATGCGTACCACGCTTGCACTTCGTTTCTGTGTTCGCAGTCAAAATAATATTCCTCCAACCATTCTTGATCCATCGGCTCGTATATTTCCTTTAAGTTGCGGTTAAAAGCGATGCGGAAAATTTTATTCTTAAAACTACGAACAAATTGATGAAAATTAAAAAGAGATGGGGTTATCGTAACTATAACTTTTTCACCATCCTCATCAATTACTTCTGTCTCATTTCCAAAACTTTGAAAAATTGTTTCTGTTGTGCTCATAATAAATTATGTTGTATTTGCTCTAACTTTTTTTTAGCAATTTCACAAAACTCAAAATCTATATCTATACCAATATATTTTCTGTCTAAAGATTTTGCCGCTACGCATGTACTGCCTGATCCGCAAAACATATCCAAAACAACATCTCTTTTATTTGAACTAGCTTTAATTATCACCTTTAACAATTCAATTGGCTTTTCTGTTGGATGGGTTTTATTGCCAATAATATTACTAACTTCAATTACATTCTTTCTGCCCATGTCATCTATGTTGCGAGCTGGCCGCTTAGAAAGCATCAAAATATATTTGCAGGCATTCATATAATATTTATTTGGCGTTGCGTTTCCTTTTAACCATACTAATAATTGTTGCCAAATAAAACCAACCTTTTCCGCTTGTTTAGTAAGCTCGGCTAAATTTCTACCGTTTACCATTAAATAGCAATGCGTTCCCTTTTTCAAAACACGGTAAACCTCTGGCAACCATGAACTGAATTCTATCTCGTTGTGTTCAAACATCTTTCCATCTTTAACCGCTGACGGAGTATTGTTTGGATCTTTCTTTAACCATTTTTTGCCAATAGGGTTATTATCAACTTGGATTACTCTCTTGCCTCTACCCAATACTCCTTGCGGATCTGTTTTGCTATAATCTCTTTTGTTTAATACACCGCTACACTCATCATCCTGATAAACAATCCGAACACCGCCAGCGATAATTTTGTAAGGAATGTCGGAAACAACTAAATCAATACATTCATCTGGCATTTCTTTAAAAACATTTAAGCAGTCATCGTTAATAATTATATTTTCCATATTTTTTAAATTAAAATAAACTTGGTGGAATATTTTTAATTCTCTCCTCTGCTATATCGCAATACTTTCTTGAAATATCCACACCAATAAAATTTCTTTTTAAACTTTTAGCGGCGACTGCTGTTGTGCCACTGCCAACAAACGGATCCAAAACCAAATCATTTTCATTTGAACTTACTAAAATTAAGTCCTTAAATAAATCTAAATTTTTCTCCGTTGGATGTTCGGTACATCTTTTTTTAATCGGATAACGCAAAACAGTATTACGACAATGTCCATTAAATGTGGCTTTAGGAAATTTTGCAAAAACACACGGCTCAATGCCTGACAGCCATGTTACTTGACCGTTCATGGGGCTAGGGTTTGTTTTTTCCCAAATTATTAATCTAGGATTAATATTATTTGCTTTAAAAAGCATGGCAATTTCAGAAATTTGTCCAAAACCACAAAATATATAAATACTTCCTTTACAAACTCTTATAATTTCAAACAATAAAGCGTTTAAATTAAATGTCATAATATCAGCATCTGCCTTGTCTAAATTACGCAATCCAGATGATTTGCGATTAACCATATCATAAGGAATGTCGGTCAAAATTAAATCAATAGAATTATCTGGAATTTCTTTCATTACTTCCAACGCATCGCCACAAATTATTTTATTTTTAAATTTTTCAATTTCCATATTTTTCATTTATTCATCCAACTTGTATTTTTCGCCGGATAGTCAAAATTAACTGTATTTTCGTACTCTTCTTCGGGATAGAACCGATGCCTGTGATACGCCAGCCGTATCCGCCTCGTATTGCCGTTACGCCGATTAGCTTCCAATGCCAGCACCGCTTTGTTCGTATAAATAATCTCATTATTTTCTGTTTTCAAACCAGCATGCTTCCACTTATCTTTTTTTTCTTCTTCCTTATCTTTCTGCTCGCGCTCGCGCCAGATAAACATCACAAAGTCGCTTTCGGCCGCTATGAGTCCGGAATCTCTAATGGAGTTTAAATCAGGGTTTATATTAACATCAATTTTTTTAGTGTGCGCCAACAAAACAATCGGAATATTCAAACGCATCGACATCCGTTTTAACTCTCTCGCTAAGTTACCCATAAGAAAAGAAATGTTTTTACTGGCGCTGTCTTTCAAAGAGACTAAGTAATGTAAATGATCTATATAAGCAATAGCGATGCCATGTTTTTCTTGGGCTTCTTTAATTTTTTCTTCCAGCCACTCTAATGAAAGACCGCGATTGTCAATTAAACTGAATATCGGCAAGTCGGTCGGGGCGGTAGCAACATTGTCCTGATCCATTTGCAGAAACTTGCGGGTCAATTCTTGCCATGGCATCTCCAATGTAAAAATAATTGAAGGAAACGCATGTAAAGATTGAAGATAACTGAACGTCTGCATTAATGTAGATTTTCCATTTTTTGGAGTACCGCTTAAAATTATCAACTCACCACCCTGAAACCCACCATCCAAGTCCATATCTAATTGTGGAATAAATGTTGGTATCTTTGGCGCATCGGGGATTGCTCTCATCTTATCTACCAAGTCTTTGTAGATATAAATATTTTGGTCGGGTGGAGGCAATTGGGCATTATCAATCTGCTCTCGCGTTAATCCAGCGGGAGGTGATAATTGCTCGACGGGGGTAGGGGTTTCGCTATGTCCCAGTAGAGCTGATAATTTGTCGATGTTGTTGTTCATACTCTTATTTCTTAATTCCAAAAATATCAAACACATTTTCCACGCTGTCCTCTTTGACAAACTCCAGCTCACCATTTTGCAGACGGCGGAGCGCGTTTAGCTTTTCTACTTGCTCTTTGGTAATTTTATTTTTCGTGAACTACCTTTGGGTCTTTAGCCCAAAGGTAGTTCACTTTTAGCATGGTAAGCTTGTTGATATTGTTTTTTTGCTCTTTTTTGCAGTTCTTTTTTAGTCATAGGTGAGTTATTTTTTTCATAATTTCTCAAAAATCAATTTCCAATCCACTGCCGACATCCCAGCACCCCATTCTGTTGTCCCCAGCTTTACATATAGCGTTCTAAATGCCAAAAAGGATATACCCTGCCTCTCCACACCTAAAACCTCACCACGCCTTTCAAAAAGCCCTTTAAACGCAAATTAACTTTTTGGAGATTCTAACTGCTTCTTTTTTTCCTCAACGTAAGCCAAGTATTTGTCCCTTTCAATGGAATACTTCTCAAGATTGTCAAAATACTCGTCTTGCGAAACTAATCGCTGTCTTTTCCAATCCGGCATGTTAATCTTAATCAAATCGGAAGTATTGTCGCTTTTAACGCTGTCAATCATAAAAACGGTGTTATTTTTACCCAAAACATAGCGGTAATAGTGATCTTCCAAAGGATCTACTAGAATTTGTCCACGGCCATACTCGTCTTTTGGGGTTCTGGCAAATGGATTGGGCGGACATAGCGTTTCTTTTCGCTCACAAAAATAAGGTTTATTTTGATCCCACTGGAGCATAGCCGCGGTAAATTCACTGTCTGTCAAAGTGACAACCTCATCTTTTTTACCAAATCTATAATAAAGCTCTTTCATGAAGTTTTAATTAGTGAATAAAATTTCTTTTAATTTATCGTCTGTCAAACCCATACTCTTGCCAATTTCATATATTCTTTTTTTACCACCCATTTTACCCCCTGTATTCTGCCGATCAACGTATGCCTTCAAATTACTTATCTTTTTAGTTAAATCAAGTGGCGTGGCGATGGTCGGCGCAAACTCCTTACCGTTAATAGCAACGGCGACCTGGGCAAGCTGTTTAACGCTTTCAAAGGAAAACTTACCAATGAGTTCTTGGCAGGCTTGCCTTTGAGTCTTGTTGCCATATTTCAAGAACGGGGAGACCTGACGGAAGATGCTGATAATCTCTACGATCTGCTTAGCCTCGGCGGAACCGTTTTTTTCTTCTTCCAAAGCAAGCTGTTCAGAGAGTGACGAAGCTATGGGCGTTAGGGACTTGGGCGCTGGGGCGGGGGCTTGATGCTCTTCTTTCAAAAGAACAGTGTCTTCTTTGACAGATGGTTCTTTTAAAGATTCATTTGAATCTTCCCGCACCCCTTGGGGTGCGAAATGCACGTTACTATGTGTTTCCTTAAATTGTGTCCCCTTACTATGGAGTGTCCTGTGGTACAGGGGGTGAGTGTCCTGTGGTACAGGGTTGACTGTCCTGTCAGGACACTCACTTGGTGAGTTAGTGACTGTCCTGTCAGGACACTCACTTGGTGATGATGTGTTTTGAGTGACTGTCCTGTCATACCACTCACTCTTATCTAAAAGATAGTACCTATTATTTAATTTTTTTCCTAGACGTTGAATAGAAATTATATTATATTGCACAAGTATTTTAAGAGATCGTCTTGCCTGAGTTTCAGATATAAGTAGTTCCTCCGCTATTTTTTTAATTGATGGCCAACATTTTTGTTCTTTATTAGCGTGGCGACAAAGAGACATATATACTCCGGTAGCATAAATTCCACATTTTTTTGCATATCCGTTAAGGTATAAATCATCAAGATAGAATTTTTCCTTTATTCTTCTATCTCTTACTTCGAATATTTCTTCCATATTTTTATAATAAGTGAACTACCTTTGGGCTAAAGACCCAAAGGCTTCCTGTTTCAACGCTTCATCTACTGATGACAGCTCCACAGGCTTTAAATCGTAGTCCCTACGACTTTTTAAATTTAATTCTCTTAATACTTGAGCCAAAATGTTTTGACTGGCATTTATATCTCTATCTAATTTTGTTTCGCATTTCGGGCATTGCCATTCTCTATCCGCAAGAGTTAATTCTTGATTGATGAATCCGCAATTTGAACAACTCTTTGATGACGGGTAAAATCGCTTGGTTTTCACGACTTCACTGCCATATCTCTTGGCTTTGTATTCTAATTTTGTAACAAACGAATACCAACTTTGATTTGATATTGCTCTTGCTAAACAATGATTTTTAACCATTCCTTTTACATTCAAATCTTCAATCGCTATCAGCTTGTTCTCTTTACATATTTTGTCGGAAAGTTTATGCTGAAAATCTTGTTTTTGGTTATCAATTTTTTCATATTGTTTAGCTAATATTAATCTTGCTTTATTCCTGTTATTACTGCCTTTTTTCTTTTTGCTGACTTGTTTATGCAGAAATTTAATGTTTCTTTCTTTTGTTTTTAAACCATATTTTTCTCCATTGGAGAATACAGCAAAATCTTTAATTCCCAAATCTATTCCTATCTGATTATCTGATATTCTTTTTTTATTCACTTCAAAATCAGTGGTAATTGATACAAAATACTTATTCGTCTTTGTTTTACTGACAGTGGCGTATCTTATTTTTCCTTCAACTTTTCTGTGAACAATAGTTTTAATGCCATCTTTGAATTTTGGAAAAATTGATTGCTCATCTTCTAATCTAAAAAATTGCGGTATTCTAAATGATTGCTTATTTCGCTTACTTTTGAAATTCGGAAAACCGCTCTTTTTTTGAAAAAATTTATTATAAGAAATGTCCAAATCTTTCAGTGTTTGTTGCAATGATTGTGAATTGGCATCTTTTAACCATTCATTTTTTGTTTTCAATTCCGTTAATTGATTGGCGCAATCATAATAATTCAGATGTTTTTTCTTTAGTTCCTTTTCTTTGGCTTCTAAATATATTTTATTGTTTAAATCCAAAAAATAATTCCAAGTGAAACGAGAACAACCAAACATAGCGTTTAATTGTTCTTGCTGTTCTTTATTCGGTTCTAATCTGAATTTGTAACTTTGCATATACCAATATAATAATTTATGCTAAATAATTTGTCAAGCATAATATTATATGATATAATTTTCCTATATGAACAAAGAACAAAATTCATATCATTCCAAAGACAGTTCTAAATTCCTTTTGAAAATTCATCTAATTTTAGTATGCAAATATCGCAAACAATTACTTATTCAACTCGGTGAAGATTGCAAACAAATTATGTTTGAAATATCTCAATTGTCAGATTTCACCATAGACACTATGGAGGCAGACAAAGACCATATCCATTTGCTTTTAGATATTGTTCCTAAAATATCCGTTAGTTCTATTGTTAATCGTTTAAAATCTATTTCAACTAACCGATTGTGGAAGTTGCACGGAAATTATTTAAAAACTCAATTTTGGAAAGAACGAACATTTTGGAGTGATGGATATTTCGCTTGTACGACTGGAAATGCTAATATGGAAACAATTAAGAAGTATATTGAAACACAAGGTTAGCCATTCATCTCAAGGACTAAAGACCCTTGAGTTTTCTGGCTAAATTTTTATAAACTAAATAGGATTCTGGGCTATTATTTGTTCAGTTTATTAGTTAATTTTATAATATCAAAAATTATATTTATTGTCAATATTTTTTATAACTTTTAAACGTTGATCCTTTATCGTTGTAATTATTATTAGGATTTTTATAGTAATTGGTAGTTTGCGATTTGAGTCCCTTTTTTAAAGAATTGAACATTATAGGTTCGACAGCCAACTCACGCGCAAAATATTTTTTCTCAGTTTCCAAAATATCGGGAGTTTTTTGGAAGTTAAAATATCCTACCACCTGCCCTCTAGCGCCTTCAAATTGCCAATCGATTGACACCATTTTAAATTTTAAAGTTAAAAGTACCGCCGCTAAATCCAAATCCCTCGTTGAAAAATACTCTTCATTTTGCATACATTTCATATTATTTAATAATATCCACATTATACCATAAATCCAAAATTTGACAAAAATTAGATTTATGCTATACTGGCAATACACTAGGTATCAATAAGCATATAATGCGGATTCTCAAAGCATGGGGAAAATGTAAAAACTCTCGTCTTTAATTAGGCGGGAGTTTTTGTTTTAGCTTGACAAGTTGTAGGATAAGGTATATACTGAAGATATGTTTAAAAATAAATTGAAATTATGTTGATAAGAACTAATTATCGCACTAAGTCACAAGTAAGCACTAATGATTTTGAAGAAAATTACGACAAAATTGATTGGAAAGCGAAACCTAAGAATAAAAAAGTCAAAAAAGTAAAAATTGAGCCAGAATTTTTAATTTTTTCAAATGATTAAACAATCGTTGCGCCAATATTTGGTAGATTATGTGATGTCTGTTTATCCCATATGGACGCACAAAGGAGAATTAGAAAGAATGGTAATAAATCAACTGCATTATGAGGGAGATAATGTTGCGAGGAGATGCCGTGAATTAGTAAATAAAGGTATCTTTGAAAAAAAGATTGTAGATGGTTGTGTTCTTTACCGATATTACGAGAAAGAATTGGTTGATACGATTATGAATCAAAATATTGATCAACAAAAATTAACTAGTCATCTAATGTTTAAACAAGAAAATTTGAAAATATAATATGATAACAGTACAAAAAATATTAAAATTCATATATCAACATTTTTTTTGTTGGCACAGTTGGAATTATTTAAAATATTATAATCTTCCAAACGAACCTTATTTAATGCAATGCAAATATTGTGGCATCATAACTAGACAATTTTAATGTACATCCAAGCCCTAAAAATAGCTCATAAAGCTCATCAAGGACAATTCCGCAAAGATAGTAATGTGCCATATATTGTTCATCCGATAAGAGTTAGTAGTTATTTTAGCGATGACTACAGAAAGACCGTTGCCGTACTGCACGATGTTATTGAAGATACCGCCATGACACTTAAAGATCTCGCTGATTTATTTCCTCACAAAGTTGTGGTAGTAGTTGGATTGCTGTCAAGAAAAGAGGACGAAAATTATTTTGAATACATTAAAAAAATATCCCTTCACGAAACGGCTACGGAAATAAAAATAGCGGACATTGTTGATAATTTATCAGATACGCTTTCGGTTATTTCCGAATCAATGCTGGAAAGATACATTAAATCATTGAATATATTAATTAAATAACTAAACATAATTTTATGTCAAAGAAAAAAGAAACAGCAATTGTTAAACAAGAAGAAACAAAAAAAGAGCCAGAAATAGAATGGGCGACTACTGAATTAGTATTAGATAACGGAACAATAATTTATGCTCATTATGATGCTGATTATACTGAACATGTTTGGAATATGATTGAAGTCGCTATGAAAAATTATTTTTTATTGGGAGATGATGGCGAAGGCGAATTGACGTTAGAGGATGAGACTGGATTTGTATATGATAAAATTAACGGCCGTAAAATAATGGGGATTAGATATTAATTATGCCTACAAAAAAAATAACACTTACTATTAGAGACTTAATTCCATATATTAAATGGAAGGAGGTTAAACACGCTCTAAAATACCATTATCCAACCGATCATAATAATTATGAAAAATTATTTTATCAATTAGGCAAAATACCAAAAGTTAGGGTTAAACCAAATGAATTTTTAAAAGTATATGGCGGTAAAGATTTAAATATTCCATTTTATGCAGAACACCCAGAAAGAGTGCAAAAATTTTTAAATGATGTTAAAGAAGGGATGGATGATACGGGTTATGGAATTCATATGATTAAACAAGACGATATAGATAATATCCTTTGGTCTATTTCATTTATCCCTTGGAAAAAATTAGCAAATATGCCGATTAGCCATGATACGTTGTGCCATTATTCCTTTGAGGATATTATTGCTCATTTCCTTTGGGAGATTACTTTTTACGGTAATGAAAAGCAGGCGGAAAAACATAAAAATATAATTTTTGGCAGGATGAAAGATGTTGAAAAACAAATTAAAAAAAATAAAAAATAAAATTATGAAAACAAAATTATTTATAGCTTTCTGGATAGGACTGTTCATCGGGGCTTCTATTTTAAGAGCGTTTGATTTGTATATTACTCCTCTACAACCAAAAATTATTTATCTTGATGAAAAAAAAGATGAATGTATTGCGCAAAAAGGAGAATATAATTTAAGAGATTGGTCGATGGAAGATGACGGTAGTGATTATCGAGCTACTTGTAAAATTCCAGAACATACTATTTGGGAAATTAAATTAAAATAAAAAATAAAATATGTTTGATAGAGAACAAAAAATAAGAGAAAAAATAGAAGAATGGTTAAAAAAAGAGAGACAAGATGAATATATAAGTTATGATGAGTTAGGTCTTGTTAGTATGGATGGAGTTTTTGATTTTGAAAAATTAATAAAATTACTAAAATAAAATATGTTAGAAAAAAACAAAATAACGACGTTAAGCGAGTTAGCGTTGAAATTGCAAATCAATAAATCAAAATTGAATTATTATTACCTCATGGGTATTATCGAACCGATGACTTTAAGAGGGCGGACGATGCTGTTTGACGAGAATGTGACGGTTAAAAAAATGGAAAAAGTAAAAGAATTACAGAGTGAAGGAAAAAATACTAAAGAGATTGTGAAAATATTGAGAAAATAATTATGTCATTAACCAAAATCAAGAAAAATATTGATGCGATGGCTGAAGCTATGAAGGATCCACGTTTTAAAAAATATTCCAAAAAAGCAAACAAACTAATAGAAACTAAAAGAAAGAAAAATTGGGTTGCTTATTATTTACCACATATTTCGGAGGATAAAGAATACGACAGGTGTTTTAAAACAAAAAAAATGGCTGAAAAATATATTATCAGTCATTTATGTTCTGTGTGCAAGAAAGAAAAAGATCCTTTTTATAGCGCCTGTGGAAGCGAATGGTTGATAATTACTTATAAAGATTTTTTAAAATCAAAAAATCATGAAGATTTAATGAAGGCGGCGGGTTGGAAAAAAATAAAGAAATAAAATGATTGTAATAAAAGAACAAACAAAATACTATCAATATGCTTTTGTCTATGATTTTGATATGGCGGTGGTGGAATTTTGCCGTTCTTTGAAAGAAAAAAACGGTTGGCAAGAATTTAGTTTCTCGGATAAGAAATGGAGATTTAAGGATTTGAATATTATTTATGATATTAAGGATAAATATCCGGTAGTTTTAAATGACGATGTTAAGTTTGACTTTGAAAAATTTGAATTGGATAAAAAACAAGAAGAATTAAAAGTTAAAAAAGGGGAAAAGATAAAAAAAGCGGTGAAGCCGGAGTTGGTGGTGAGAGGGTTGAAAGGAGAGCCATACCCATTCCAAAAAATAGGAATTGAATTTTTTATTATTAATAACGGACGTGCTCTTTTGGCTGACGAACCTGGAACTGGAAAAAGTCTTCAATCTCTTGCTTATATAGTCCATGAACGATTAAACAGAGTATTAGTAGTCTGTCCCGCTTCAGTTAAATACTCATGGAACAATGAGACAACTAAATGGACGTATCTATCTCCATTTATTATTAATGGTAATACTAAACTTACAATTGATGTATTAAATTCTTATAATATTTTTATAATTAATTATGATTTATTACATAAATTTTTTCCTATTTTATCAGTAACTCAATGGGATTGTCTTATATTGGATGAATCACACTATTTAAAAAATATAAAAAGCCGTCGTACTAAATTAGCTAAAAAATTATCTATTAATATTCCCAAAATACTATTGTTGTCTGGTACGCCGATATTGAATAAGACTTACGAAATATTTACTTCCTTAAATATTCTTAATGAAAAGATTTGGAATAATTGGTATTACTTCACAAATCACTTTTGTAATGGTCATAAAAATAAATGGGGATATGATTATAGCGGATCATCAAATATTGAAGAATTAAAATCCAAAATAGCGTCATATTTCTTACGACGTACCAAAGAAGACGTGTTGCCTGATTTACCTCCTAAGACTTATATAAATTTACCAATAGAATTAAAAAAAGAAGATTGGAATAAATACAAAATGGCGGAAGATGAATTTATTGAATATTTAAAAAATATAAAGAAAAAAAATAAAAATGAAATAGATAGAAGTATGGCAGCTGAACGATTGGTGAAACTAAATTATCTTCGTCAAATTGCCAGCATGGGGAAAATAGATTCTGCGATTGAAATAATTGAAAATATAGTCAGCAACAATAAAAAAATATTAGTATTTTCCGCTTATAACGAACCGCTAAAACAGTTATATAATTATTTTAACGAACAGGCAGTATTGTTGATTGGTGAAACGCAAAATAAAGATAGAGGAGAAATTATTAATAAATTTCAAACTGATGATGGTTGTAAAATATTTTTAGCAGGTATTAAAGCGGGAGGTGTTGGAGTAACCTTGACTTCCGCTTCTACTGTCCTTTTTTTAGATTATTCATTTGTACCGGCTGATATGATTCAAGCTGAAGACCGGGTGCATCGTCCGGGTCAAACAGCAGATAAAATTATAATATACCAATTAAACGCTAAAAATACTATTGACGAAAAAATGGTAAATATATTGGATAAAAAGAAAAAAATAATTTATGAATTAATAGAAGGTAAAAATGTTATTAATGAAGAACAAAATAGTTTAGTAAATGATTTAATAGAAATATATAATAAATAATTGTTATTTGACAATTTAATATACTTTTGTTATACTGGTTATATAATTTATAACCTATCAGACATAAAGCCCATTTGCTTTTAGTGGATTAACTCTGATAGGTTGCCACTAGGCGGATGGGTTTTGTGTTGAGGACAAAAGTATATGGATATATTTAAAAGGTGCAAGGTAAAAAATTGTGAGAATAACAGTTATTGGAAAAAAAATGGAAAAAAAGGTTATTGTTCTAGACATTACGCGCAAATAAAAAAATATAAAAGAATTCTTACAAGAACAAGATTGGATCCTAATGAAATTATAGATTGTGGCAATTATTATGAAATATGTCTTTATAATATAAAGAATAAAGAAATTAATAGAACAAAAATAGATAAAGAAGATTTAAATAAAGTTAAGAATTATAAATGGTGCTTAGATGGAAAAAAATATGTATATAATCCAACAAATAAAATATTACTACATCATTTAATTATGGGTAAACCACCAATAGGATATGAAGTAGACCATCGTTTTGGCAATAAATTAGATAACAGAAAAAGTAAATTAAGATTTGCTACTCATAGCCAAAATAATATGAATAAAAAATTGTCAAAAGGATATTATTGGGATAAAGATAGAAATAAATGGACTGTCCAAATAAAAATAAAAGGTAAAGTAATTTATTTGGGAAGTTTTAAAAGAGAAAATAAACAATTAGCTATCCAAACGCGTAAAGAAGCCGAACAAAAATACTTCAAAGAATTTGCTTATAAATTAGATATATAAATATTTACCAAATTATCGCTCGCAATACGATTGACCAAAATATTCAAGTTCTTCTAAAAAAGAAACAAGAAGTGATAGATGTATTGGTGGAAAATAAAGAATTTAAAATTAAAAAAGATAATAGTGTTATTAATGATTTATTAAAAATTATTGAGGATAATAAAATATGAAAATAAATAATATAATAAAAAATTTAATTTATCCCATAAAAGAACAAATAAATTGGCAAATATTTAAAAGAAGTAAATTTACCGGTTTTTATGATACGGATAATAAAAAACTTTACATTGGAGATAAAATTCAATTTCAAGATTTAAAAAATAATATTTATACTCAAATTATAATGCCCGAAGATGTCGAAAAATGGAAAGGAAAATGCAGCGTAGATTTTAATAAAAAAAATAATAATATATGCATAAATTCATCAATATATTTAAATGAAAATAATTATAGATCATATCATAGCATGGGGCAGATGACTATAATAAATTTTAAAATAATGAAATTAAAAAAAATATAATATTAGATTTTAGATAAATAATATACACTTGACAAGCAAACTTTTTAGGTGTATACTGTAAATATATGGAAAATAAAAAACTATTAATTAATTGCTCTTGTGGGGGAGATGAGATACTTAAATTCCTTTCTTTTGAGCAAGAACCGTTTGGAAATAAAGACGATCGAGAAATTTATATTAATATTTTTGGCGATAATATTTTAACGGGTAAAAATAAATTAAAAACAATTTGGTCTATTATTAAATATAGAGAATTTGATAATAATGGAATTTTAGCAGACAAAAATGAAATTAAAAATATAATTGATTATTTGCAAGATACTCTTGATTATTGGAAAACATTAGATCAAAAACCATATTGCCAGCATGAGATGATATCAATTGAAACAAATCCTTTTACGCGGTACGGAATTAAGTCAGCATATATATCTTGTAAAAAATGCGGGTTGGATTTATGTGAAGCGCAAGAACAATGCAATCACGAAGCGGATTGTTTTGGAGTGTGCCGATATTGCAATAAACGTATTGGTAATTTAAATTGCGAGCATCAAAATTGGTGCAAAGAGACTGACACAACCTATGAATATTGCGAACATTGTGGAGAATGGAAAGATAAAATATATAAATAACTAATTAACTTATAAAAAATTTATGCTTACATCGTACGAACAACGAACTTACGCAAACATCATTAGCGACGGAACTATCCGCATTAGATGCGGCGAGAACGATCCCAAAGCGGTAAAAAGAGATTACGAATTAAAAGACGGCACGAAAGGCACAAAAATAGAACGAGTTTATAACGAATTATCCGGTATTATCACCGCTCTTGCTTTTTACGAAGGAGATTACGGCAAGACATTGCAAGTAACCGTATCTGATAACGAAGAAGAGATAGTATTGTGCATGAATATCTCTACAAATTTCGCGGAAGATTTAATGAAGAAACTTCCTAATCTTAATTTAGACAATAGAGTTATATTCAAACCGTATGCCTTTGAAGACGACAAAAAGAAATTAAAAAAAGGAATATCCATTATCCAAGGCGGACAAAAAATTAAGAGTTATTTCCATGACGCGACTAACCAACCGATTAACGGATATCCGGGATTAACTAAAGATATAAAAGAATATGATACTGACGATTGGAAGATATATTTCATTGGCACAAGAAAATTTCTGCAACAATACATCGAAAGCAATATTATCCCCAAATTACAATATACTCCGGCAGGAGAAACTACGGATAATGTTACGTCTGACATTGTTCAGGAAGCTCCGTTTGAAGATACTTCCGTTAAACCTATTATTGATGGCGTTAAAACCAAAGAACAAATGCTAATGGAAGTTAATGAATTGGCTAGTTTTAAATTAGGCGCAAATACGCCGGAAGAAATTCCAGCTAAAGTAGTAACGGCTACCGGATTGGCGTTCGTAGAATTGAATTTGCCACAAATCATTGAACAACTAAAAAAATTACCTAATGTATTTTAATCTAAAAATTTATGCGTATACTATTTGAATTAGCTTTGTTAGCTGTAATAGCAATAGGAGCAGTCGGTGTTTATAGAGTATTTTTTACTAATTAATAATGTTTTTAATAAAAACGATTATGCTGATGAATATATTAGCAAGATAATTATAGAATCACAATCAGAATATTTTGAGAGAGTTTATAAACTTAATATGCTAAATAATATAGTTTATAAAACTAAAGAATATGTAAAAGATTATTTAACTAAAGAATTTAATAAATAATTTATGAAAGCAAAATATATCGTAGGCGGAGTTATAAGTTTTGTGGCATTGATACTTTTTATAATTATCAATCCTATGGTAATGGTTCCAGCAGGACACAGGGGAATAGTACTGAACTGGGGAGCGGTTAGTGGTGAGGTACTAGATGAGGGCATTCATTGGATTACTCCTATAAAACAAAATGTTAAAAAGATAAACGTAAGAACACAAAAATTAGAGGTAGAAGTAAGCACTTACTCTAAAGATATTCAAACAGTAAGTGCAACAATAGCTTTGAACTATCATCTCGTTCCAAGCGGAGTGAATAAACTTTACCAAGAGGTTGGTGTTGATTACGTAAACAACATTGTACAGCCAGCCATTCAAGAAAGTGTGAAAGCAATTACAGCCAAGTTTAATGCACAGGAATTGATTGAAGAACGTTCTAAAGTAAAAGAAGAGATTACTTTTTCTTTAAAAGATCGTCTTGATAGTTGGGATATAAATGTGGATGAATTTTCTATTGCCAACTTTGATTTTAGTGATGATTATGAAAGGGCAGTTGAAGCAAAACAAGTTGCACAGCAAAACGCTTTGAAAGCTAAAAACGATTTGGACAGGATTAAGACAGAAGCCGAACAGCGTGTCGCAACTGCGAAAGCTGAAGCTGAAGCTATTGAGATTTTAGAAGAATCAAAAATAAAGAATGTTGTTCTTCATTGTTTTGGTGGAAATTTAAAATTAGTTAAGAAAGCTGAAGATTTGGGATTTTATTTTTCAATTCCAACTGTAATTACAAGATTAAAGCATTTTCAAGAGGTAGTTAAGATAATTTCGCTAAGTAAAATTTTAACAGAAACAGATGCACCTTACCTAAGTCCGTACAAAGGAGAAAGAAATGAACCCAGTTATATTAAAGAAACTATAAAAATAATTGCACAAATAAAAAATATTACTGAAGATGAAACAGAAAAAATAATTTTTTCAAATTTTCAAAAAATTTTTCTAAAAAAATAATTAATAGTAAAGTATATAAGCAACGAAGACGTAATAAATAATAATTATTTTCCGTCTTCGATCGGGAAAAAGAGGTGAATATATGGTAGCGAAAAAGAAAGGCAAAAAAGCAAAAGCTAAAAAAGTTTCAAAGAAAAAAAAGAGGAGATAA